TTTAATGGTGTTAATTATCAAGTTAATATTCAAAGAGGAGATGAGGGTGCTCAATATTTTTCTAGTTTAAAAGATGCAATAAAAGAAAGGGACACATTAGTAAAAAAATATCCACCTAAATCTCTTGCTGAATACAATATAAAAGAGAAAACAAAAAAAGTTAACGAAGACATACTTAAATTATCTAAAAACTCTACAATTAAAAATATGTTTAAAACAGGAGTGCTTGATGAAAAAGCAATTGCTCAGGCTGCAGAAATATTAGGTGTTAATAAAGGAACTGCTATTGATAGACTAGAACAATTATCTACAGCTTTAATGGGAACTAGAAAAGATGTTCCTGGTATCAAACCTGCATTTACAGAAAATGCAAGAAAGATAGCTGCATCACTTCCTGGTGCTAAGACAAAAGCAGCAGAACTTGCAACTGGAGTTCCTCTTGAAGGAGAAAGTATTTCAGTTCCTAAAAAAGAAATTGGAAGAGATGCAAAATATCCAACAGATTGGTTTGACATTGATGAAGCTAGAGCAACAGCTTCAGGATTAAAAAGAAATACAAGTCCTTGGTCTATTTTTGGTCAAGTAATAGATAAAAATGTAAATAGAATTGCAAAAGGAGGGTTTGAAGGAGGAGGATGGGATAGTAGAGCAGGGACATTAGAAGGAGAACTAGACGATGCTATTAGATACTTTGGAAAAAAT